CGCAACGGCACAGAGTACGAGCAGTCAAATCGTTGGAGAGACGGCTCTCTAGTGCGTTGGTCAGAAGGCTCATTGCGCCCAGTAGGCGGTTGGACTGCGTTTACAGAAACTGCGGTCAATGCGGCCCCACGAGGCATGCATGGATGGCGAGCTAATGACGACTCAAACAACGTTGCTGTCGGAACGTACAACAAACTGTACTACATCTCGTCTTCAGGAAACCTAACCGATATCACCCCTGTTGGGATAACTGCAGGACGCGAAGATGCAGAGCAAAACACTGGGTACGGCGGCGGTTATTACAATGTTGGAACTTACTCGACTCCGCGTACACCAACAGCCACTTACCTCCCGGCTACAACATGGGCGATCGATAACTGGGGTGAATATCTCGTTGCCTGTTCGATTGATGACGGCAAGCTATACGAGTGGCAGTTGAACACATCGAATCCTGCGGCAGTTATCGCTAACGCCCCGGTGAACAACAGGTCAATGGTTGTGACAGAAGAGCGCTTTATCTTTGCTCTGGGTTCAGGTGGGAATCCTCGTAAGGTTTCTTGGTGTGACCGAGAAGACAACACCACTTGGACTCCTGCGGCAACCAACGAGGCAGGTGATCTAGAGCTACAGACTTCTGGATCGATCATGACAGCGACTCGTGTACGGGGCCGCACACTGATTCTGACAGATGCAGATGCTCACATCGCTACCTACCAAGGGCCGCCGTATGTATACGGCTTTGAACGCATTGGTTCGGCGTGTGGCACTGACTCACCAAACTCACTGGTAGCGGTTGACCAGTTTGCATTCTGGATGGGGCAAAAAGGTTTCTTCATGTTCAACGGGTCTGTACCTACAGAGTTGAACTGTGACGTATCTGACTATGTATTCAGAGATATCAATACAAACCAGATATCCAAGGTATATGGCGTTCATAATTCACGATACTCAGAGATATGGTGGTTCTACCCATCGGAAGACTCAGTAGAGAATAACCGCTATGTGGCCTATGACTACAAGGATCAGATCTGGACGTTCGGGAACCTATCCCGCACAGCGGCGATCGACACCGGGATTCTTAGATACCCAGTGTGGACGACTGCCGATGGATACCTGTACTTCCATGAGTATGGTTTTAATCACCAAGGCGACACCACGTTCGTTGAGTCTGGGCCGATTAGCCTAGGCAATGGCGACACAGTCATGAAGGTCAATCAGTTGATCCCTGATGAACTCAATCAGGGTGACGTAACAGCTAAGTTCAAGACTCGATTCCATCCCAACGACACAGAACGTGAGTATGGGCCGTACACAATGGCTAACCCAACATCTGTCAGATTCACAGGAAGGCAGATGCGTATGCGGCTAGAGACAACGGTTAACTCTGACTGGCGAGCAGGTATTATGCGGGTCAAGGCAACTCCGGGCGGTGAGAGATGATCAATCCTCCTCCTCCACTCGGTAACTTATGGACAGAGTGGGGCGAACGCCTCAACACCTATCTCGTTCGTTTTATGAACCGCATTCAGTTCAAACAGACTGGTGACTCTGCGAGCGATGACGGCGTATTCCTGTGGGATCGAGAAATCAATCAGCCGGTTGTCTCGTACAACAACGAATGGGTTCCACTGGCGTACAGCTACAATAGCTTTGGCGCGTTTTACACGTTAACAACTCAGGCCGCTACAACGATCAACACAGCTACAGCAATCACATGGGGCAACACGGCGGTTGCAAGTGGTATGGCGGTAGATGGAACAATTACAAGCAGAATAAATTTCAGCAGAGCAGGCACTTATGAAATTCACTTTTCCGCCGAGATGCATTCGGAAAGTGCATCAGCTAAAACCATGTACATGTGGCCGCGTATCAACGGCACTGATGTGTCGGGTTCGACAATGGTTAACGTCATCACCGCAAACGATCAGCGCAAGACTGTTTCACGCACTGGTCTATTCCAAGTGGAGAGCGGTGATTACTTGGAAGCTATGTTCGCTGTGGATGACCTTGACCTTGACCTTCATGGGATTGCGGCTACGGCGTTTTGCCCGGCAAGTCCAAGTGTCACACTGGTAATCACTGAGGTGACTGTATGACTTACGGACATAACCTAGCCCAACAACTATCGATGGAAGACATCATGATGCTAGAACTCGATCGCTGTCGTCAGTGGATCGAAAACGCACTGATGTACTCAGGAGGCACACACGAGTTCATTGATATCGTGAATGGCGTGTTATCAGGTACAATGCAACTGTGGGCCGGTGAGCGTGGATGTGCGGTGACAGAGATCACTGTTTACCCACGCAAAAAGATTTTGCATGTGTTCCTAGCGGGCGGCGATATGGAACAAATCCTTGATTTTCAGGAATCTGCCGCAGAATTTGCTAGAATAAACAAATGCGACAGTATGACCATAGCAGGTAGGCGTGGTTGGACACGAGTTTTAGACAAGCACGACTGGGAAGAGTCGTTCTGTGTAATGAGCAAGGAGTTATAAA